AGCAGTTGAACGAGTTGATGCTTCAGTATTGATGTTAGTCTGTAGAACACCTTCCGCTGTTTCTGCACGTAACTTCTCAGTTGAGATTGCAGTAGTGTTAGACGAAATAAGTGCAGACATATCTGAATCAGATGACTGGAATGCACTAACGATTTCTGTTAGTGAGTCTAGAGCAGCTGGATCAGTGTTGTTTGTGATGAAGTCAACTTGTGATTGTAGGTTTGCGTCACCAGCAATACGAGATGCTTCTTCTGTATCGATGTTACCCTGTAGAGTAGTATCACCCGCAGCACGGTCAATAAGTTCTTGATCGATACGTGCGTTGATGTCTGAGTCTTCATCTTTACGTTCTTGGTTTTCGATTGCTACAGAATTGCTTGCTTCAATGATTGCTTCTGCTTTTGCAGTTGCGATGCGGTCAGTAACAGTATTAGATACAGTACCGTCTACAGTTGCATCTCCAATCATTAGTGCGTCTTGTGCTTCAGCGTGTGCCTTAGCAGCTGCTTCAGCAGTAACAATGTCAGCACCTAGATCAGCGCGAACCTGTGTATCTGCAACAGCACGTGCAAGAATTTCATCTGTGATGTTCTGCGCGTTTGCAGCTTCTGCACCAGTAGCACGAGTAATTTCAGAGTCTAAACGACCTTCGATTCGTACTTCTTCATTAGTTGCGCGAGTGACTTCAGCAGTAATCTGATTCTGTAGAGAAGTCGATAGACCTTCTTCAGTAGAGATTCGAGCAGAAAGTGCAGATTCAGCACCAGTAGCACGAGTTGTCTCTTGACCAATCTGAACAGCAAGTGCTGATTCAGCAGATTGTGCACGTGCAATTTCTACACTTACACGGTCATTGATTTCTGTTTCTTTGTTAGTTGCGCGAGTAACTTCAGCAGTGATTGCAGAAGAGTTAGAAATGATAGAAGCAGATAGTACGTCATCCGCATCTTCGAACGCGTCAATGATTTCTGCAAATGAATCTAGTGCGTCACTGTCAACGTTGTTCATGATGTTGTCAATGCGAGTAGATAGTGCAGCGTCTGCTGATTGATATGCAGCTTCGATTGCGTTCTCACGAGCGGTTGCACGTGTTACTTCTGCGTCGATGTTAGATTGTAGTACAACATCAGCAGCTGAACGAGTTGATGCTTCAGCGTCAATGTTAGACTGTAGTAGTTGTTCTGCGACTGTTGCTCGATTAGTCTCTACTGCTACCGCACTTGCGATATCAGATGCAACAGCAGTCTTAGCTCTTTCAGGTGTGAAATATTGGTTATCACCTTCTTGCAAGTCGTCCGTACTGAACGATGCGAAGAATGCGTCTGCACCAATCTTCTTTAACGAGTCAGTACCGACATCGTATAGAAGGGTGAAACACGTTGCTGGATTGACCATACCTGTAAGGGTTGATTGTCCCTGTACCGCACTTTCGTCAAGTTTGGTACTAATTACCGCCTTGTCCGCTAGTGCAGGGGATTTAATCTGCCTAAATGCCATTAGGTTATCTCCTAGGTTGAGTTTATTGGTTTTGGGATATAATTAAACGTTTAATAATATACTAACGAAATTTGATGTATATGTCCGTTCCGAAAGGAGGGATTTCAAAAAATTGTATAGTATCGTTGATGGTTTCATAGATTTCTTCAGGATGCTGAAGAACGTCGTTCACCCACACATCAATCAAATCATCACGAGTTGGCGTACCGTTCAATTGAAATAGCGCAGTGTCGCCCGGAGCAGTGATCGATTGTGCTTCAGGAATCACTGTGCGGTCATTGGTTGATGAAGAGGTACCTTCAATAAGATCGAATAATGCAGTTTCTTGTCCAGGCGTAGCGGAGACTTCATCTTGCTTTTGTTTAGCCAAGTTGAATAAACTCTCTGCAAGTACTCTGTTGAAGGACTTATTATTGATCATAATTGATGAGATACTATAGAATGGTTAATATACCCATTTATTTATACATGAAATGAGTTTGACTGAATTGTTTTTTTTACTATTGTCTGAACTGTAATAGTTCTTGTAGTAACTCAGTAACGTCTTTTAGGTCACTATCCAATTCATTTATTCTAGAATTTAGTGTATCTATCTCAACTTGAGTAGCGACGTTGTTACCATTTAGTGTATAAGGACCAGAGAGTTGAACTCCCGCGTCGTCCATGACAAGTCGATCATCATTTTGATACTGCATTTTGAATTGACTATCATTGAAACCTAAATGCTTTATGATAGTATCGGTACCGTTATGGTAGAAACGAGTTTCTTCGTTGGTTCCTACGATAAAGGCAAAGTGGTCATCTATGATAAGGTCGTTTCCAAAAGAAACGCCTGTGGAGTTGTATGCGGCAACTTGAACTACCTGTTCATCGTCTACCACGTGGGTTAGGGAGATAGTACTCCCGTCATTCGCAACGTAGTCTATTCCTTGATGGAGTAAGACACCGTTGAGATATACTTGAATTCTTGATGGACTGTTAGGGTCTGGATCGTATTGTAATACGTTGCCAGCGTCGTCTGCACCCGTTATGACTTCGAGTGTTCCATCTGAGGTGAATATATATGCGTTGAATGTAGTTGTCGCAGAGAGACTCTCATCTCCTACAGCGCCAATCTCTACAATTGTTTGAACTCCACCATCATATTCTCTTTTGATGTAGAGTTTACCGTCCTGAGTATTTATACCAATCTCGCCTAGTTTTAGTTCTTCAATACTAGGAATATCACCGAGACCGTCAAATGTCTTGATGTTTGCACCAATGTTCTGAACGACATTACTGATAGGACGACCGACAGTAACACGTTTGACCTTGGTTCCAGAACCAAAACCGTTGATTGAGGTTATACCTGTTACACCACTGACTCTTCGTATAGGCATGGTATTACCTTGTTACCGAAGGATTGACTTTGATCTTACCTTCTAGTATTCTTTCTATGATAGTGTTACCTTCTTCGTCATTGAAACTTATTTCAACATCATAGACATATCTACCACGAGTGGATAGAGTATCGGTTTGTAGATTAGTTAGGGATATTGTGACAATACCTTCTAGTGCGGGTGAAGGTACCACAGCGGTAAAATCGATAGACTCTGCACTTCTATAAGTCTTTTTCATTTTGGCGGCAACGGAGTAACCCGTTAGGTCTTTCTTCGAACCATCTGGGTTCACCAACTCTATTTGTAGAGCTAGGTCTGCGCCTTGGTCAATTGTAAAATCTTCGTAAGTTGCCATAATCCTCAGAACCCTGAACTGTTTATAAAACGTCTTCCTCTATTTATAACAGTTCAAGGTTTGAAGAAAATTTTATTTTAGTCTTCAGATTCGATATCTGCAAGAACCATTGCACGGAAACCTTCAGATGCTTCTGAGTAATCAAAAACATATGATACCGTGACGCGCCAATCGTCTGTAGACGCAGCATGATACATTACTTTGTTAGACTGACCATAGTGACCAAAGTATGCTGCCTTACAAGTCCATTCGCCTGGCTTGTCTTGACAACGAATGACTTCTTTAGTCTCTGGGTGAATGTACTCAAAGTAACCAGAACCATCTTCTGAATAAGAGAAGATTAGGTTATAACCTGGCGCATTTGCATTGTTGTGCCATGAGATGAATCCTCCTGGCGGGTATACTGCTGCAAGTGCATTGTGCTTGACAGACAAAAAGTTCATCATCTTATCGTTTAGGTCACGCAAGTGATGGGTCATATCACGTTTGAAGATTGGATCAGCGTCCGATTCAAACATCATATGCGCTTTGTCAGAAAGTTTAAAGTTGTAACCAACAAGTTCGTCTGGAAAACCTTCGTGATCCTGACCCTGTGCAACAATCTCATCCATGTGAACTGGTCCAACAAAGTATGGACGCTGGCGAATGTGTTGTGCAGAGGATAGGTGACAGTTTTCTTCGAAACCTTTCATGGTATGCAACTTGGCGTATTCGTTTAGAATCTCTAGCAACTCAGGGTTGTTTACCTGTACGTGCCTTAGATATGAGTCGTTTACCTGTGTCATACGATTGGAGTATCCTTGTTTAACCCTGCCGAGAAGTGACGCAAGATCACTGGACCCGTTTCAGGTTGTGTGATTGCCCAATTCAGGGCATTGTAATAATTCCACCTCAAGTCATCATCAAAGATACCAACTTTGAGGTCCTTATATTTTTCTTCTTTCTCGACTAACCACCAGAGCGAAAATTGGTCCCAAGACTTGAGACTGTCCGCATACCCTTCTGGCCACCAAGAGTCGTTCATCTGTCTGAACGTCAAGTCCCACCAATCATCCATAAACTCACGAACGATTGGTTTAGACATATCATATAAACATACACCACCGCATAATGTGAACTTTGCACTACCTTCTGGTGTATCAAAGTCGCGTTCTGCGTAAATATAATCACGATCATCTGTCAATGCTGAGAAGACCAGATCATGGTCTTTCATCTCATCCCAAACCTTGACGATGTCTTCGTGCTCACATTCCATGTCAGCATCAATGTACATTGTCAAGTCATACGGAGATTTTGCCATCCCCCATAACTTAGCGCGATAGTGGTCGTCACAAAACATAATATCATCTGCAACATCTCTACCACGATCATCAAGAAATCTTTCTTCTGTTACCAAACAAATCTTACATTCCTCTTCAGGTTCATAATAGTCCCTGAGAGACTCTGCAAGATTGATTGCGTACAAATAAAAGTTGCGTTTCTTGGACGCAACAATTATGAATCCTTTACTCTTTTCCATCTGTCTCGGCCTCTAGTTGGTCTTGTAAAATCATGATTGAGTATAAATCTACTTCAATTCTAGATTTTGCACGACGCAATTTTGCCTTCAACTTCCGGTTTTTAGAGTTCTTAATCTCTTCGACTTCGAACGCTTCCATCTTATAATTGAAGAGTTTTTCTAGTTTACGTGCCTTGTTATGTTCCTCGTCACGCATCTTCTCTTCTTCTGCTTCTGCCTTCTTGCGAATAACACGGTCTTCAGTTTCCTTATCAATCGCGTCTTCACCTAAGGCGTCAACTACTTCATTAAACAGTTCGTTCTCTCTACCATCCTTATCACGACGGTGTAAGAACATTTGTTGTCGTGTAACACGACCCACATCATCTTCAAGTTCTAGGATACAGTTCAGTTCTGTTTTTTCCGAAGTTTCCCAGAATGCATTATCCATCCATTGCTTACGACTCATTAATATATCTCCAAGAGTTCAATTCAAATTATAATGTATATAGTGTTGAGATAAAGCGGGTCAAATGAATGACCCGCCTTGTTCTCATATTATACCATACTTAGGGAGATTATGCAACCCTACAGTATAGTGTGTAGACTTCTGGAGTATGTACTAGAGTATCACTAATCGTTGCACCAACATAGTTACCTAGGAAGGATCGTGAGTAGTTGCCACCGAAGTTGCGTGAGTAGTTACCTTCGAATCCACGAGTATAGTTACCAGTGAAGTCACCTACGTATGTAGATACACGATCACGTGAGTATGCACCTGAGTATGCAGAACTACGGATTCTTGAGTAAGCAGATACACGGACACGTGAGTAGTTACCTACGAAGTCACGTGAGTAGTTACCTACAAAGTCACCGACGAAGTCACGAGCGTACTCACCAATATAATCTCCAGCAAACGTTCTTGCGTAGTTACCTACAAAGTCACCAGCAAATTCACGTGTATACTGACCAGAGAACCCACGAGAGTAGTTACCAGTAAACGTTGTTGCATAGGTTCCTGTGTATTCACCAACAAAACCTCTTGCATAGTTACCAGTATAGTTACCACCGAAGCTACGGTTGTAAGTTCCAGAGTATGCACCAGTGTACTCGCCAACAAATCCACGAGAATAAGCACCAGTATATTCACCAATGAATCCACGAGAATAGTTACCTACGTAGTTTCCACCGAAGTCGCGAGTATAATTACCTACGTAGTTTCCACCGAAGTCCCCAACGAAATCACCGATGAAGTTACCAGCGTAGTTACGTGAGTATTGACCAGAGAACGTTCTTGCATAGTTACCTACGAAGTCACCAGCGAATCCAGTAACACGGTCACGAGTATATGCTGATCCACGGTTACGAGTGTATACCGAAATTCGGTTACGTACGTATGCAGAGTAACGAGTACGTGTAGATGTACGAGTATACTCACCAGTGTAGTTACCAGCGAAATCGCCTGCGTATCCACGAGCATAGTTACCAACAAAGTCTCCGGCATATCCACGAGCGTAGTTTCCTACGAAGTTACCGGCAAAGTTAGTTACGCGATCTCTAGTGAAATCACCAGTGTAGTTAGTTATGCGTGTACGTGCGTAAGCAGAACCACGGTTACGTGTAGATGTGCGTGTTGAAACTCGTGTAAAGTCACCAACGTAGTTAGTGATACGAGTACGTGCATAAGCAGAGTAACGGACGCGAGTAGAAGTTCGAGTAGAAGTTCTTGCGTAGTTACCTACGAAGTTACCAGCAAAGTTAGTTACACGGTTACGCGTAAAGTCACCAACGTAGTTAGTGATGCGTGTACGGGCATATGCAGAGTAACGAGTACGTGTAGATGTACGAGTACTTGTACGAGCATAGTTACCGACATAGTCGCCAGCGTATCCTAGAGTACGAGTATAGTTACCAGTGTAGTCACCAGCATAGTATCCAGTACGTGTGTAGTTACCAGTATTGGTAAATGTCTGAACACGGTTACGAGTGAACGCACGAGCGTAGTTACCAGTGTAGTACAATGTACGAGTGTAGTAACCAGTATTGGTAGAAGTACGCGTAGAAGTACGAGCATAGTTACCAGTATAATGACCAGCACGAGTACGAGCGTAGTCACCTGTGTAGTACAACGTTGCAGCACGGTTACGAGAGTAATCACCAGCGTATGAGAACGCACGGTTACGAGCGTAATCTCCAGCATATGAGAATGCACGGTTACGTGAGTAGTTACCAGCATAAGATGCGGCACGGTTACGTGAGTAATCACCAACAAAGTTGCCAGCATAAGATGCGGCACGGTTACGAGAGTAATCACCAGCAAAGTTGCCAGCGAATCCACGGTTGTAGTTACCAGTATAGTCGCCAGTATAGTTACCAGTACGAGTACGTTGGTAGTTTACTGTACGAGAAGACGTACGCGTTGAAGTACGTTCGAAGTTACCAGTATATGTGACACTCCTACTATAAGAGGCAGTACCACTATAGTTACCTGCGAAGTTACCAGCAAAGTTACCAGTATATGAAGAACTGCCTGGAGCTGATGTACCATATGAAGCGTTCCACTGATAACTAGATGTGTATGCCCAGTTAGTGTCTCTGTAGTATGTGGATGAACCATATGGGTGAGAGTAAGTAACGCTCATTACGCCCACTGCGGTAGTATAGTGACTATATGTTTGTTGGAATCTTATTGTACCGAAGTTGTAGACTATAAGAGTACCACTGTTACCGTACGGACTTGCATTCACTCGCCAGTTATGGTAAGTTGGGTTACTTCCACTATAGACGTAACGAGTACCACCAGCTTCACCGTTACCACTTCCTACTACAGATGTACGTGTAGATGTACGTGTAGATGTACGAGTAGAAGAAATATTACGAGTGTAGCTTGTTGTTGCAACGCGGTTTCTTTCAAAGTTACCAGTAAAGTTTCCTACGTATGGGTATCCAGTTACATAATCACCAACATATGAGAATGCACGGTTACGTGTGTAGTTCGCAGAGTATGCAGAGTAACGCGTACGTGTTGAAGTACGACCGTAGTTACCAGTATATGTTGCGTTACGTGTACGTGTTGAAGTACGACCGTAGTTACCAGTATATGTTGCGGCACGAGTTCGACCATAGTTACCAGTATAGTGACCAGTACGAGTTCGACCATAGTTACCAGTATAGTGACCAGTACGTGTACGTCCGTAGTTACCAGTGTATGTTACACCTGTTGTACTAGTACGAGCATAGTTACCGACATATGAGAATGCACGGTTACGTGAGTAGTTACCTACGAAGTCACCCGCATAGTATAGTGTACGAGTGTATGATGGAGTACGAGAATATGCAGCAGAATAGTTACGCGCATAGTTTCCAGTAAAGTCACCGACATAGTATAATGTACGAGTATAATTTAGTGTACGTGTTGATGTGCGGGTTGAATTACGAGTGTAGTCGTATGTTTGATAGCGAGTACGAGTACTTGTTCTTGCGTAATCTCCCACATAATCGCCAGCATAGTTACCAGCATATCCACGAGCATAGTTACCAACAAAATCACCTGTGAACGTTGTTGCATAGTTACCAACAAAATCACCAGCAAAGTTAGTTACACGGTCACGTGAATAGTTACCTACGTAATCACCAGCATAGTTACCAGCATATCCACGAGCATAGTTACCTACGAAATCGCCTGTAAAGGTAGTTGCATAGTTACCAGTGTAGTCACCAGCATAGTTACCAGCGAAGTTACGTGAATAGTTACCTACGAAGTCACCAACAAATACACGTGAGTAGTTTCCTACAAAGTTACCGGCAAAGTTAGTAACACGATCACGAGTATATGCAGAATAACGAGTACGAGTTGACGTACGGGCATATGCTGAATAACGTGTACGAGTAGATGTACGAGTAGAAACACGAGCGTAGTTACCTACGAAATCACCGGCATAACCACGGGAGTAGTTGCCTGCGAATCCACGTGAGTAGTTTCCTACGAATCCACGTGAGTAGTTTCCTACGAAGTTACCAGCAAAGTTAGTGACTCGATTACGTGTGTATGATGAAACACGTGCACGAGAATAAACACCAGCAAAGTTAGTGACTCGATCACGAGTATAGTTAGTTATACGAGTACGGGTGTAGTCTGCTGAGTAAGCAGATGTACGAGTTCGAGTACTAGTACGAGCATAAGCAGAAACACGGTTACGTGAATAAGTACCGGCATATGCAGATACACGGTTACGGGAATAAGTTCCCGCATAAGTTCCAGTGTATGATGATACGCGAGTACGGGTGTAGTCTGCTGAGTAAGCAGAACTGCGTGTACGTGAGTAAGTTCCCGCATAAGTTGATACACGACCACGAGTGTATGTTGAAACACGGTTACGTGAGAATGTACCAGTGAATGGTGTGATGCGGTTTCTGACATATGTAGAAACACGTGAACGGTTGTAAGTACCGGCAAAATAACCAGTAAATGCAGTTAGTCTGTTACGTGTATATGATGATACGCGAGTCCTTGCGTAATTTCCTACAAAGTCACGGGAGTAGTTACCTACGAAGTCGCGAGAATATGCACCTGTATAGTTACCAACAAAAGTACGAGCGAAAGTGTCCGTGCTATTGCGAGTGTAAGTAGAAATACGGTTGCGACTGTATGCAGAAATCCTTGTACGAGTGTACGCGGAGTTACGAGTACGAGAATATGCGACATCAACGATAGTACGACGGGTGTTAGAGGCAGAACCTCGTGGTACCCATGTACCTGCTAGAGTTGGAGCACCTTGTGCAGATGAACGCAACTGGTATGAACCAATCGCACCTGCTGTTGCTCGGAGTGACTTAGCACGTTGACCAAGTGTGTACTTGATCTGTGCGTCTGTCATTTCTCTCAGACCGCTGAATGAAGTTCCATCATAATCTGTTGCGACTGGACGTGTAGTAACTACACCAGATGGTGGAGTTGCAAGTGTAGTTCGTTTCCAGATATGATATTGAGTTGTTGTACCATCACCATGTGTATCGGCAAACACATTCTCGATGTGTTTAATCCAATCACTACCTGGCGAGGTAGTTGAAAGTTCGAATGCACCTTGAAGACCTAAAGTCTCCATGTTTTTTAGTGCACGATTTGTCAGATTATCCAAATCCCCATCTACCATTTCGTAGAAGCCAGGATTTGCGTTATCTGCGTAATAACCGACAGGACGGGCAAAATCAGAACCAGATTCACTCGCGGAACCAGCAACCTGTTTCAAGGTTGTAGTTACACTTGTGCCAGTGATAGCAGACATCGGGTGTGTACCCGCTGGTTCATTGTAGTACGTATCTACAAAAGAACCTATGTTTGCACCATTGGTTAGACTGATGTCACCGACATCACCAGCGGAGGCCTCCGCTAATGCTTCACCCACTTTTACAGCAAGATACATCTCTTCTGCTGGAGTGAATTCCTGTAGGTCACCATCGGTATTTTTTAGTTTTAGTGGTATACTAGATGCTGACACGATATCGTCTCTCTTTAGCTAAAGTTAAAGTTTATTTTGGTTAATGACGTACTTTATTTATAATAAAAAAAATGTGCGTAAACGAAGTCCACACACATTTCTTGAATTATTTCTTACTATACTTATAATTCTTTGATTTCAGAAAATATTATGGGTGAACTATTGTGGAGGTTCAGGCCATCCTATCTGAGTCAAATCATCTTTACCAGACATGTTATCAGTGATGTCTCTAAGTTCTTGTCGATATCCTCTCCAAGCGTTCGTCATATCTTCTGATAAGTTCGCATCTGGCATCTGAGTCCAATCACACATACCCAATTTTGCGTTTCTGTGTGCTCGAACGTCCTTCTCGAATCCTTCTGAGTCAAAATCCCAATCTTTGGTATCCCAGTTGAAAGTATAATAGAAAGAAGGTCTTTCTGGTTTTTCTTGAAATTCTCCACCATTCCAATAGAAAAAATTAGAAGCGGCAGTTCCGTAAGAATCTAATAGTCCATTTTCTTCCCAATGAACTTCTAGGTCACCGTAGGAACCTCCTTCTGGGTATTTTTCTGGTTCTGCGGGCATCAAGAAACTTTTGATTTCTCCAGTACTCGCCTCAACTAAAGCGCAATGTTTCATATGAATTTTCCTGTAATTAAGCAACGAGTTGCGTTTGCAACCCAATCGTCTTGTACTCTACCACCACCATATCCAATAGCGGGGGCTGGTGTATTAAGTGTCATGTACATAGGACATATCGCCACAGCGAATTGACTACTATGTACTAGTGAAGTGGAACTTGGTCCGCCTGACGGATTGTTTGATATAGCCTTATTCTCACAAGAGTTGTTGCCCGGCAAACACCAAGAAAATCCTACGCCCCAAGTTATTATTTGTCCTGTATTGTACGATCCTCCATACCCATCGCAGATTGCAGCAGCGTAACCCGAACCTGTTACAAGAACCCAATAGTCTTCCCAGTTCAGAACATCTTGCAGTTCGGTGTAAATAACAGGACTTCCGTATGCAAGTTCTCCGGTTGAAGTTGTTGCGGGAGCAAAATCTGCATTTCCACTAGTAATGTTTTCTATCTGGAAATTTTTCCGATTGGAAGAAAATCTAATAGTTTCTCCATCACTAGCATATACTTCCAACCCATAATTTGTTGATTCGTCAACACCATCGGTCATTCTTCCGAACCTATAGTCTAATTGAAATCTATAATTCCAATACCAGTTTGAACCTTGTTCAACGAAACTAGCAACATCCATATTCACGTTCGTTGAAGCAGAAGCATACATGGTCGACGATGTTGTTGTACTAAAAGTAATACTATATGTAGTACCGGAAACAAGGGAGACGCTTTTTATAGTTGGTGGAGTGTAACCGGAAAAAGAACTATTCCAACCACTCACTGTTTGACCAACGAGGTCTATTACTGGATTTGGTGTTGGTGCAGCAGGGTCTCTCGGATTGACATAACTACCAACATCATATAGACCTATATTGGTGAATGTTACAGTACAGTTGAATGTACTATTTCCCGAACTAACTGTTGTGGATGGTCTTAAAGTATATCGACCTTGACCCCACATAACTGCGAAGTTCGGATTTATACCACCAAGACTATATCCAGACCTAAGTTTGGGTCTACAAAACAAAAGTGTGTCTTCTTTTCTGCCGGGACATATAACAGATGGCGCTTGTGATCTTTGATAAGACGACTGATTGTTTAGACTGCCTGGCGTTACTGTACCTTCTTTTACGACTTGCACCTGTTGAGATGATGTGTCAATAAGGTCTAGTCCCGAACCGTTTTTTACTTGTAAACCGTATGACATAATATTAACTCTTTATTACCAAAACACTATATTCTTCTGAACCAGCAAAAATCTGATAACTACTATTGGTTGTTCTAACATCTGCTCGTGACAATACGAACCCATAATTATAATCACCATCGACACTGTAGTTTGAGGTGGGATATAGATTTACCGCAAAGAACTGTTGAAGATTAGAGTTATTTTGATTTTCCCAACCACTCACGAATTCTTGGATAGTGTTATTATTATTTCCGGTTCCTGTCACGAAACTATAGAATCTTGGTGTACGTTTAGATATATCTACTCTAAGGTCACCGTTTGCGTCCCAGACTTGTAAACCATATTTAGTCAAGTCAGTTACCACCTCTTGTGTAGAACCAGTGGCGGTACCTTCGACAAATACTAATTTCTTGCTTCCATAATAATTATTGAGGAGTCCTATTCTATAAGGGCCCGGTTTTATAAATGCTATCACGTAAGTCAAGGTAGAGGAACTACTACTACTACTAGTAAATGACTTGACGTAACAGTTGGAGAGTTGTTTTTGTTCAACTCCATAGTTGGCACTTATTGTTAGAGTAATAGTATCTACAGTAGAAACGTTTCGAGTTATTGTCGAAGTGCTTCCCGTATTGTAACGGATATCAACTGAATATGAATAGTTAGCCATGGATTATGCCTGTAAATTACCTAATTTAACTCTTAGTCCGGTTGTAGAACTTGTACTAGTGGAACTGTATACTTTTATAACTTCGTTGGTTATTTCCACTCTCTCACCAGATGCTTGATATCCATCCACATCGGTTGTGTCGATACTAGTTGCTGCGCTTATAGTTATACCACTAGTATCTATTTGACCCGCTGTGAGTTGGCCTGTTATGTTCGCAGCCTCAACGGTTAGACTAGTAGCATCAATTTGAGTTGCAGTGAGTAGACCCTGTATCTTTGCAGCTTGGACTTCTAATTCATCCGCTTCAATAAATCCCGCAAGGACCTTACCTGTTTGGATGAGACCCCCGTCAATTGATGTAACTACCGAAGTGAAGTTATCACCCAACTCTTGGTTGAAGTTCTGGAAGGTTACCAGTCCAACAAAACTATAGTTCACAAATGGTGTACTAAAGACAATATTATTCCCTGTTGCAGTACCACCATTAGCGGTATCTTCAAACACTCTATATCTTGAAGCGTATAATGTTCCCGTTAGGTTAGAGTTATCTGGTGGACTCAAAGACCATAATGGTGGTTCTCCATTTGGACCTTGAGCAAATCCACCACCAGAGAAACTACCACTACCAGAGAAACTATATGAGGATGCTGTAGGTGAATTCGGAACTGTACTTGATAAGCTCTCATTATCCGATTCAGAAAGGTCTGCATTATACTCTCTGTAGAAGTAAACATATCCACTATCGACTTGTGGTACGTCCGATGGATTTACTGTTGCTGGGTCTGGGTCAACTGAGTATAGTGTTGGGTCACCCCAAGTCAAAGTGGTATCGGTGCCCGAAAGACTCTGTGATGACGCTAATGTTTTGACTCTCCACAAAGCGGGTTTACTATGATCAGTAGGTGCTTCTGGTGGTTCTTCGTACCAACCATCATAGTTGTCTCCACTAGGGAATACAAATTTGTCAGTGCCGAAATTGTAGTCGATCGTATTTGCAGGTGGTTTAGTGAAAGTAGAAGTTCTGACACCTCTCTTATACAAGAAACCGCTGTATGTGGTAAGACCATCTTCACCGTTATTATGGTCTTCATAAGGAGTGGCCCAATCTACAATAGTGTCGGTTCCGGTCTCACCTATGACTGAGAAAACTGCCTGAGTTTCCCATATCTTACCACTAGGATTATAACCCACACCACTGTTGTGGTCATTCATTTCACCGACACTATCAAACCACAGATAATTTCCATCTGAGTCTGTAGGCATTGTGACGGTGCCTTCTCCCGTGAAGTCTACAGAACCACCCACTGGAGCGGGTGGTCCAGCGTCATCCTTATTTACTGTACGCGTTACAACTCGCAATAGGAATGTGGACTTACCAGCGGCACCGTTAGCACCAGATGAGGTTCTCTCTGGGGCATCCCACTCAATCGAATCATCAATTAGGTCAGTTGTTGCTTCTGGGTCACTAACGACCGACGCAACACCTACAGTTGTCCATAGTTGAATGTTCTGACCTGTTGGATTTTCAGGTACCGTCTTAGACCATGCATATCCATTTGGTAGTGTAAATGATTTTTGTGTGAAGTTGAATTCGATACCGTCCGATGGTAACGGTGTAGCAGGACCATCTACAGAATCGTCTCTGATATACATTGTCAGTTGAGTGACAAGTTGACCTTCGCCACCATCGATAGCGTGTTTAGTCACCATCTTAGGCGGAGAGAATACTAGACTGTTATCCAGACCAGAACTTCCTCGTATAGTCGCTAGAGTAGTAGACTCCCAAAGGTTTCTTCGATTACCCAAAGTATCTAATTCTGGTGGTGCAATTTCATACCAGTTCTGAGGACTTGAAGTACCGTCAACAATTGTACCATCATCGTCGGTAGGGTCACCACTTGGTGGAAGGAATCTACTTTCATCGAAACTATATCTTACCGTGTTAGAACCGATCTCATCTGGTTCAACACCTTCGACAGTTCTAGTGAATAGAGATTTACGATATGTAGATACTGTCTCTAAAATCTGAGGAACTGGGTCGCTCCACTGACCGTTAACAACATCGATACCTGTATCACCTTCTATACTAAATGAGTATACAGAAGACCAAACATCTCCCGGCTGTCCTACGATAGAATTCTGTGAAGAAACCCAAGGAGAGGATAACTCTGGATAATCTTGTGATCCGTCGTCGTCGAAATAGTTACCATCGGAAGACCAAATGTAAGCACCACCAGTAGGTCTAGGTATTGATGGGAATGCGTCTCCCTCTTCCCAAGTGCTATCAATTGCTGCGTATTGTTCTGCCGTGACTCTTCGGTATACTGCCTTCTCTACGGTCGATCGACCATTTGTTCCTGTTGAAGATCGTACTGGGTCCGACCAAACGATGCTGGTATCTAGGTCGCCGTCTGCATCTGTTGCAATACCTGAACTTACATAGAGTTCGCCCTCGCCACTATATTCAGACTCTTCCCACCCTGTAGGCGCTACATAGAATCTTGTACTGAACCTGAATTGACCGCCTGTTGGTGTATCTTGAGCAGTAAGTTCAGTTGTTGACCTTTTGTACGCAGACAGTTGTGCATATGAAGCGACCGAGTCTGCGTCTACTGGTGGTCCACCAATTAGATATGGTGTAGACCAATTACCGGCAACGATAGTGTCGGTTTCTGATTGAAAGTCTACAAACCTATATGTACATGCCCAGACGTTTTTTCCACCATCTGGAGCTGGAATAGATTGACTCCAAGTAACCTCAACTGGGTCATTGTCATCAATAGGTGTTTCGAGTGAACCCTGATTTCCATTAGCGGAGAACGTATACTGACCACCGCTAGGTGTTAGTGGTTGTTCATTTGACCTAGTATAGATGGTTGCTTGGAAAGATGAGGTACCTGTTGCACCATCTCCGCCTGGTCCACCACCACCACCAACATCATCGATATTAGCGAGTTGAACCCAAGTTCCGTTGTGTGCAAAGTATGCCTTACCAGTATTATGAACGTGTGCAAACATACCGTGATAAGTAGAAGGGTCTGGTAGGTCTGCAACATTAGGGTACATATTACCAAAGAGGACCCTATTACCACCCATGTCCAATTCAGCGCCTTCAATAATAGCACGGACCTGTGCAGCATCGACCCCAGCATCAAACTCAGAAAGTGCCGCTGAAATCAGAGCATTGACTTCTTCCTCTGTCAACTTGTCTATGTCCAGAGCAGCGAAGTTCTGATTTATTTTCAAGAACGCTGCGTTGATGTGGTCTCGCAGGTTGACTTCTTGTATGTTAGTGCTCATTTTTATCCTCTACTAAACGAAAAAGCAATTCTTTTATTTGCGACATATCTTTCTTTAGACTTGTGACCTCATTAGTCAATGAGTCTATATGATCTTGTCGATCTCTTTGCACTTGCACGATTTTTCTTGCGTTTTCGATTTCGGCTTTGTTAGTATTTAGTATTACTCCAGAGCGTTTATCTCGCACTAGATTATTATGTCCTTCTACTTTTATATGCGACTTCATGTAAAACCTTTAGTGATGAAATACTAGAGCATCATCTTCTGATTGCCAAGCAGGGTTTACTGATCCACCCGCATCTCTATATTCATCTGTGTATCGAATACCGATCGGTATATCCAACCAATCAAAAGTCTCACCACTGTGAGTAGTGGATAGGTTGACACTATAGTTACCTGAAGCTTCAGAAGTAATCGTGTTCACAAACTCTGTACCATAGTTCATAGTAATAGTACCCGTAGTAGACCATTCCGGACCAAATGTGTATGTTATTGGATAGTAGTGTGTGTTATGACCTTCTGGTCTTTCGATTCCGTAAGTTATGAATCTAACATCATGTTGAGTACCATTTACAGCTGCATCCGTTTCAATGAATATTGGTTGAACTGTTGCTTGACCTTCTGCTTCTGAGGTCATTTCTGGACTATATGGATAAATTGCGTGGAAGTCTCGACCACTTTCCCAATATACGCCATCATGAGCGACAGCTACAACGATACCTTCGTCTGTATCGACCGTCATACGATCTCCAACAGGCAATTCATAATTGAACGTGAGTGTTTGAGTGACACTGCCAGCAGGTTCATACAAATCACCACCAAATGCCTCACTAGTAGGTGGAGACAATCTAATGTCCATCTCTACAGTACCAGTATATGGTATGGATTCACTAACACCCGACATATCGGATTCAACTAGAATGAACCCTGTGCTACCCATTTCGCCTCTTCCAGCGACTGATACATTGGTTGCATAATTGTCACCGACAAAATCGTAGATTGTTTTGTTTCTAAGTACCGACACACCGTCACTTGTGTGAGACATGATCGGATCATTCGGATCATTATCATTAGGTATTTCATAATCGTTGATTTTTTTCAGGGTGCTTGTAATTCTAAATCTTTCTAGATAGTCAAAGAAGTTATTATCTGGACCGTCAGTAAATTGTTGAATAGGTCTATCCAACCACTGACTAGTATGCACTAGAGTTCGTGTTCCAATATCCGTAGCGTTTACTTGACTATAGACTTTCAACGATCCATCAAGGTGGAACTCAAGATTGAATCTGACTCCTCTAGGTTCCCAACCAGATGTACCTGACCACTCTCTACCCACATCGCGGCTACTTGCTGATATTGTTGGAACGGTCTCAGCGAAAAGAGAAGATATGTCTCTGACCTCATTGGTCTCGCCACCTGTATTAGTTTCACCGCCGGTATTAGTTTCGCCACCAGTATTAGTTTCGCCACCAGTATTAGTTTCACCGCCGGTGTTTGTACTACCAGTATTGTTACTTGGATTTGATGTGGTAGTAGAACCTGTGGAACCCGAACCTCCTGTTATCAGAGCAATTGCACGTAAGTCTCGTATTACCGGAATCTTAGAAGAACTATTAGATTGCATAATAATCTTGACTTGGAATGCAGTAAACTGGTCGACATCAACAGTGTATTCATAATCGCGATACGTTGATGTGTTGTCGTCCGAAGGAAGTTCCTTGTCTATAGTAGCTTGTACCCAAGGAATTAGCAAATCACCTTCACTGTCTACTTCAGATAATGTGTCCTCATCAATAGCGGACCTAACATAGACATCGAAGTCTGCACCAGAAGGTCGGTTAGCAGCAAAGATGATTTTCAGTCCAGCAGACGCTTCGTCAATTACAACCGGAGTAGTTATGTGTTGCGCAGCATCGTTGTTATCGATGACATTTTCTAGTGCAAGAACAGACACACGTTGAAGGTCGATCAACGGAGAAACTTTTTTGTCTTGAGTTTCAAGAGATAGTTCAAACTTCATCGTTTCTAGACCGTTAGCATTATCAGTGGATGCTACAACACTTGGACTTGTGTTTGTGTTGTAGTCATTCAAGAATACGGTATTACCTTTTGTTGGAGCCGGAATTTGATAACTTGTAGGGTTGAATGATCGACCACTACCATAAGATATGGTGCTTGGGTTACGTAATTCGGCAGTGATGCTAGTCCCATTAGGTGTCAAAGTCTGAACCTGTGGTACAAACTCATCATAGTAGACTTGTTGTGATGCGGTCACATCATCGCCACCACCAAGAGCGGTAGACGTTGCAGTTGTTGCAACAGAGATACCATACCCTTCCCATGTTGGATTGAGAACTGTGAATGTACCATCAAAATCTGTTGAAGGTATTCCACCAATTGCATTCTCAACGCTGGACATAGATACTACATCACCTTCAGTGAATCCATGACCTTCATGGTAGACTCTGACTACACTAGTACCTATAGTAGTTTGAATAGGATTAGACTCTAGAGTTACTTTAGGTAAGGATGCATTGTCAAGAACTAGAGTACCCGAATTGTCAAACTCAGCACGGTCTAATGTAAACATTAGGTCCTTAGTCTGGTCTGGTGTCCATGTGAATCCATTCTGTGATAGGAATAGAGAACCTAGCGTAGGTTGCTTCGTGACTTTACTGTCAGTACTACCAACCAAGAACTCGTAGGTCTCAGCAATATAAGCATTATACTCTACCGACTCAGCGAGTAGTATTATAGCATACTCTTCTCCACTTGTCAAGTAAATTGGTTCATCAAATTCGACAATTGTGCCACCATTCTCTACAAGAGTAGACATTCCTGTATCATCTTGTGAAATACTATCAAGTGGTGTCACTGTGATAAGGGCAGGGTCTACAAACTTGACTGATCCTGGCACAATACGTGTAGTTGGGGTACCATTTTCTACCGAACGAATCTGTACTTGAAGAGGGACTGTACTGTCCTTGCTCTCCATGAAGATTTTTGCTCTTGTTATAAACAGTCCATTAGGGTTTTCTATCTGGTCAACAAAGAATGTCTGTGCCAGAGGGTCTTGACGACCAGCACGGAAACCAATAACACGTGTGGTGCGAATGGTTCTTTGTATAGACTCGATGGTACCTGTTGATGTGTAGTTTGCACTAGTACTTGCAGTCGATTCACTATCGTTACCTTCACCACTCACGTCAAGCAACTTGAACTCATGAGTACCAGTTCTAAAGTTGATTGATGGTGTGTTAGGTAAGAAGAAAGTACCAATCAATTCACCCTTACTGTCTGTGACTAGATCGCCTTTACCACCTAGTGCAGATGGGTACTCTTCTTCATTTGCATATTGACTTCCCACTTCTGTAGGGTTATCTGAGAATCGAGATGATGTTGTTTCTTGACGTACCCATGAACTCACATCCCTGTCACCGAAGAATGCGAACATCTTGGTATTAGGACGCAGACCTTTGACAGTGAAGTTTATTATACGTGAACGCATGAACGGAATGATTTCTACGTTCGCGACTTGTTCACCGATGAAGTCTTGGATACTACGAGTCGTTTCTCTAAAGGATATATTTCTAGGTATAGTAGTAAACAGACCCGTGTTTGTGAAGTTATTGGAATTTCTACCGTCACGCAATGCTGGACGTTGCCATAGGTCCGCATCGAAGTTTTCCAATCGACGTACGGTAGTCTGCATGATAGGCGGTAGAGTTCGAGTCTCGACCCACTCATCCGAAGATGGGGATAGTTCCATATGCCCGGTTTGAGTGATAACCGCAAATGGGTTGACGTTCAACTTACCTGTTGCAAGTAACTGTTCAACCAGTGGTTCATGCGAATATGGTAGTGTTACAACATCGCCGTTTTTGGTGACCTCAGCAACATTGTCCGTACTATAAGAAAGACGGACTGAGTTCTCACGGAAAGATGGTTTCAATAATCCCTGTGGGTCAATAGACGCACGATACTCTGGGTTGTTGATATCAGAGAATATGAATGAACTAAAGTTGTCTGCAATGAAACCCGCCTTAGTACGCGCATTACCATTCTCATCTAATACAGTCAATGAGTTAGTGTTAGACTCCAACAGACTCAAAGTAGTTAGTTCGAATAGGTCTGTTACACGTTGTTCCAACTTACCGATATCTTTCATTGTGAATCGTTTGTTTGGAATGAACGTGCTAGTAAGGTCAGCAGTACCAAATGTGTATGGATTCAGACGGAATGTGTATAACGCCATTGAACCTGTAGGAATCTCTGGTTGACGTGGGATTACATTGGACTCACCTTGAATCACCTGTAGTTCACCGAACCCGATATCACCACGACTATCTGTTGCGTTGGCAACCAACACATCGATACGTGGTAGGTAATAGTGGATTTGGTTCACTGTAACGGCAGATGCGTTTTGTGGAAGTTCTCCGGTTACGTTGAACTCTTGCAAGTCGTCCTCTGAACGAGATGGACGGAAATCCAATACGTCACGCAAAGAAATAACCTGACCTGTCGCAGTAGTATGGTCTGGAATAGACTCATAGGTTTCTGTGTAGTATGAACTAACAGAGAAGAACTGTCCATCTTGTCCGTGGGTATAATGGGAATACTTTACTTCGACTTCAGTGTCGTCAGAACCATTATATGGAATAGTGTATCCCGGCTTGAGTTTGATGACGATTCGGTCATAGAAGTTATCACGTTGACCACCGTCAAATGTAAACTGGTGAGTGATATCTGTCCACTCTGTGGTACCTTCCAATCTCCACTTGACAGATTGCAATTCGATACCATCTACCTTTGTTGTGAAGATAGGTCTGCCAGTTTGGTCACTCGCAGTGATTGTTCGAATTTCTGTTACATCTGTTGCATCTTTGGTTCGTGCAGTTGCGTTGGTGAACTCCACGTAGTATGCGATGACATATGTAGTAGCAGGGTCCAGTCCTGTATATGTGTTGTTTACAGGCACGTTAGAAAGGATTGCACCGCTGGCAGTAGCAATAATCCATTGTGAACTTTCTACACCATCGGTAAGAGCAATATCACCAGACGTGTTTGGTTGACCCCTGAAGTATCTTTGAGCAGTGTAGTTAGCAGTGAACTGGTTTGGTGATAACTGCTTGGTTGGTGTGCTATTAGGTAGAGGGAATAACAGGTTGTTATTCGACGCTTCATAAAGAACGGCGGGTGTCACAACAGGGACGAAGTCTGGGTCCCCTGAAGGAACGTTATCTCTTAGTTTAACGACATTAGAGAAACTCTCACCAACGTCCATGTCAATCTTGAAGATGTATAGACGAATACCCTTCGGGTCACGTTGAACACCACGAACATGACAAGTACCAATATCTTGGTCATTCGCATCAATCAATTCCATTTGACCGAACGTATCTAAACGACCGAACCCTTCTGTGGTTGATCCGTCGATGTAGATATAATTACCATATACAGCAGGGACAGGTTCGTTCGACTTCTCTACGGAATCTCTTGCCTTTGATACGTTGATGTCTGTTGTACCAATCTCTAGTCGATAACCATCAACGTATGCAATACCTTCGGTGACATCTAGGTTTAGGTTATTTTCGTCTTTATCTTCGAAAATTGCCTTGAACTCATCTACTACGTAGTTACCCGACTCTTCTTTTGTGCGTTGTGCAAGAAGGTCATTGATTCGGTTATATGCATCGAATGTACTGACTTCACGTGTGATGATACCTTCAACAACACGTGCAACGAACACAAAGTTCTCTTCTTCTAATACTTGGTCACGCGTTGTAGGAATTAGTTTGATTTGATAACGGTCCGCGCCTGGCGCAGTGATGTTAGGAACTTCTCCTTGGTTATCAAACAGTTCGATGTCTTGTTCGGACGTGATAATGTTTTGTTCAATCTTGAAACCAATGTCTTTGGTAGGTAGTGCGCTGTATTTGTCAATGAAAGAACTACCGCCTTCCATGTAGACGAAGTGACCCTGTACGAAGAAATCACCCGAAGCGAAATATGCCTTAGTACCACGACCAGACGCTTTGATAATTTCACTGGTTTCTGGGTCAACCGCATCCTGATCGACTTCAATAGTCAATTGTGTATTGTCAACTCGATATAGAATCTCTCCGGCACCAACACGAGGTGCTTTGGTATTGTCGGACACTTGAGACGTATCTGTGTATTGTACATACAGTGTTGTTGGGTCGTCTGGTGTTACGTCGACAATCTCTAGAACCTTCAGTTCTATACCCTGACCCGGCATTGCCTCGGTCGATAGAGTTTTACCCACCCAATTCGCATCTACCACACTTGATGCGGTTAGTCGAACATATTCTAGTTTGTTGTCTACGGTCGCACCGCCTGGATTGACTAGTGCGCCCTCTTTGAAAATGTTACGTCCGAATCGTGCAATCTCCTCTTGGATAATTGTCTGTGATTCGATTAGTTCACGCGCTTGTAGTGCGCGACCAGAGTTGAATAGTACACGATGATAACCGTCGTCTGGGTTGTAATAATCGCGGTAACTTTCTCTGAATGTTTTATCTGTAAAATCTGCCATGATTTATCCTAAACGGTTATTACAATCTTTATATCTTCTTGTTGTTCTTCGTCACGACGAATTCTGTAACGATTCTCAATATATAGTACTTCACCAGTGAATCGATCGATGCCATTCTTCTTCGAGTTCAATTGCACTTCTGATTCTACGCCACTGATACCAACTTGTTCGACGGTCTCATTCTGGAATATTTTGAAACCTGTAGATTCATTCTGGTGATAGTGTACAACATTACCATCCGATTTGTCTACGTAAGCAACCGCTTCGGAAGTGAGTCCTCTTATCTTTTCACCTACTGCGAAAGGAGAAGTTCCCGTCAAAGTAAGTGAAGGTAATGTCATCACCGAAACTCCGGCGTAAGGTGTTGTTCCGTCAACTTCTTTAGGGTTCTTTATAATACCCATTTGACGGAAAGTGTTCTGAACGGTAAATGTGCCATTGACATCACCGTCTGGTTTGATGTTCATTAGGACCGAACTTGTTTTCAAATCATCTATAGCGTCATAACCAATACCGTTAGGTCCAGTGATGACCGGACGAAGTACGGCACCAAGACCACCACCGCCCTGAATGTGAAGAGACGCGTACTGATAACCAGCACCATATGAAGTTACGGTTGCTCTTTTTATCACACCATCGACAAGATGCACTTGGACTGTAGCGTTCGCACCATTACCCACAACCTCAACTGTAGGTTCAGAGGTATATCCGGAACCACCGTCAACGACATGCACGTCAATAATCTGACCACCTACTGCCGTATCCTTTACCATCCATTGTAGGTCTTCAATGTTGTCACCTAGTGGTAGACTATCTTCTGGTTCTTGTACTGGGATATGGTTTGATGATAGGAACTGGTAGATATTCTCTGGAGTTATAGAGTATAGAAACTTCCAGACATAATCGTCCGAAGTCTTGAACTCTTTCCACCACTCTCTTACATTGAACATTCGATGGTTAGGATCATACTCAGGATTGTTTGGGTCTGTCTGAGGACTCATTGGGGCATATAGTCCCCAGTTAGGGTCTACCATCGATGGTTTAGATGTACCGTCCAGTGATCTGCCTGGTTCTAGACAAACATACACTTCTTTTGCGTCGTTGAGGACGTACCATGATGGTGTGTGTTCTGGGTCAGTTGCATCGTCCCATCCACAATAGATTGTACCAGATGACCAGTTCACTCGCTTGGCGACGAAAATTGCATCTTCAACCTTTTTGATAGATTGTAGGTTTAGTCGAAACTCTCGTTCATCCCTTGGTGAATCCACTGGATCGATAACAGAATCAGACGTATTGAATACATCGGACTTACCAATACCGATATAATATTCGTTGGTAGAAGATTCTGCGGCAGATACTTTAACGTCCTCTAGTAGAGTCTTCGCCATATCTCTGCCCATTGGGTGTCTTACTATAGCTGGCATTTTCGGGTCCTATACGTAGGTGTTGAAATCTTATGAAGTTATTTATACCAATTCTACAGGGGTTTTTTAGAATTTCGGTCCGACTTCCACATTTAGTTCCAAACCATTTTGTTTACTACTCAATATATTGAAGTGTTCTCTCAGTTTAGTAATCCACCAGAAAGAATCTTTGACAATAAGGTGTGCGTTTCGACCGTCCTTCAATATCCTCCTAGCGGGGTACATTGCAATCGTCAGATACCCCTTTTTCTTGATTACTCGTTCAAGGTCTTCCAGTACATTATAGAGAAGGTCTGGTTCGACGTGTTCTAGTACGTCAATACATATCAAGTAGTCTCTCGGTTCGGGTGAGGTATCTTTGCCGGAAATGCCGGGGTCGTACTCAAACACATTGTAGTGACCCTTCACCGGAATGTTCTTTCGGAAACTACTCTGTCCGCATCCATAATCCAACACTTCGGTTGCACCATGAGACATCAACCATTCATGTAGTTTATCGGCTGCCCATCCAGCGTTGACTCCCCACTCACTATTTTCGTGTTCGTGTTGCAGTAGTTTCTTGTACTCATCACTGATTAGGTCGAAACCATGTTTAGACGAATGTACTAGTTCGGTGGTCTTGGGTATACGAGGCGCGAGGGACTCATTGAGTTCTTCGAGTGAAACATAATCAACGATATCATTGATGCGTGAATCCTTACTCAAAGAATGTATAGTCACACCAATCTTTGCACATTCTGTAGAGAACCATTCGATGTAACCATAAAGAGAGTCATACAGATTCATGTTCCAGTCAATCTCTTTCTGAGTCAACTCTCGACCGTCAAAATAATTTAGTTTATCTGTTGACAAATCGACCCCAAGAAGGTATATGTCTTTGAATCCCATGTACAACATGACGTTCATGGCCATTGCGAAACTGTTCTTGTGCCAGACAAACGTTTCTGATTTTGGTAAAGAACATTCAAATATTCTATGACGGTCCACTAACTCCACTTCTTCTATACTCGCGAAGTATGTGTTGGGATATTCTTTGAGTGTTCTACCTTCTAACTCATGGTTCTGAAATCCGCCACGGAGTAGTTTGGGAAATGATTCTGCATATACTCGTTCGTCATAACATGTGGGGTCGTCCATACCCATCCAGATATCTGGTTTCAGGGTTGGGTACGTTGTATTGATGGAAAGGACTGTTTTCCCAGCACCCTTCAAGACACTAAGGTCGACTTCATTCAGAGAAGGTCCACACCCTGCGAATATGCCTACGTTGTGATTCTCTTTATTATATACGGAATAGTTTCTCCACCTATCTCCGTCGTGATACATCAATGGCAATCTTTCATTATTCTTCATCACTGAACCAACCTGATATTGCCAGTCTAGGTCTTGGTGCGTATTCAGACACTTCCGAAACAAAGTGATTGTGTCCTATCTCACCCAGTTCCATAAGCACCAAGTCTCCCCATCCAGGCACATAGGTATTGAATCCTTTCTCACTTTCTACGTGAAACAGTCCACCGTATTCTGGTTTCCAATCCCAAGAGAGATGGAATATAAAGGCGATACCTCTCCGATCATCTTGGTGTTGACCCAAAAAGTCTTTTGGATAATATGCGGAAGTGAAAGATTCATCTAGGACAGGGTTGGTTAGAGATGTCTCTTTCACTAGAAAATCGCGAAAGTTATCTGACATCAAAACGTCTTTCTTGAACGTACATTCCCAACACTCACAACCTATCACATGTGGTGTAGTTTTGTGGAATTGATAGGCAAATCGCCCACCAACGATATCTTTTCGGATCGAGTTCTCGTAATCGAATCTCTTACGATACCCGCCGACATTTCGTGATATCGACAAAGGTTCTTTAGTGTCAGAAGTATTGACTGCGAGTTCAAACCAGTTTGAAGGTGTCGAGTCGATTGAGCAGGCAAGGTCCCATGCATGATCATGGGTAAGAAAATTCTTATATATTTTGTGCATTATATATTCCATAAAAAAAGGGGGCCGGAGCCCCCTATAGTATTAGTTTACTCACATGGATATTTATAGTCTACCTAAACGAACCCTCACGGTACTGCCTGCAAGGATTGAGATTCTATCACTTTCAAATCTCATTTCAGAACCACTAGCGAATGCACTCTGGATAGCACTGAAATTTAGGAATCCACCATCCGATCGTGTAAGTTCGGTAAATGTCACGTCTGCTGTACTGTTGATACTAGTACCTTGATACTGATACACTCGACCAGTTTGAACGTGCCAATATACGTCATTATTCAATACTTCGTTATTACCACGGAACTGTCTGATAAGGTCTGACTTAGAGTTTGATCCAGTATCCGAGTTGACATCGGCGTCGGTATCAAATACAATAGCGTTACCCGCAGCACCCATTGGTCCCGATGGTCCAATAGTTCCGGTCAATCCCTGCGTACCACGTGGTCCCACTGTACCTTGTGTACCTCTAGGTCCTTGAGAACCCTGTGGTCCAGCTGTACCTCTTGGTCCCACTGTACCGCGTGTACCTCTAGGACCCTGAGAACCCTGTGGTCCGGATGGACCGCGTGTGCCTTGTGTTCCACGAGGACCCCTTGTACCTTGCGAACCACGTGGTCCCACTGTACCTCTAGGACCGATTGTACCTTGTGAACCTCGTGGACCCTGAGTACCTTGCGGACCGATTGTACCTCTAGGACCGATTGTACCACGTGTTCCTCTAGGACCTTGTGTACCTTGGGGACCAATCGTACCTCTAGGACCGATTGTACCTCTTGTTCCTCTAGGACCTTGCGTACCTTGTGGACCCACTGTACCTCTTGTTCCTCTTGGACCCACTGTACCTTGTGTACCTCTAGGTCCTTGTGTACCTTGTGGACCGATTGTACCTCTAGGACCTATCGTACCGCGTGTTCCTCTAGGACCTTGAGAACCTTGTGGACCGGATGGACCGCGTGTGCCTCTTGTTCCTTGTGAACCGCGAGGGCCCACTGTTCCCTGTATTCCTTGTGAACCTCTTGGACCCACTGTACCTCTAGGACCTTGAGTACCCTGTAAACCAACTGTTCCTCGTGGACCTTGAGAACCCTGTGGTCCCACTGTACCTCTTGGTCCCACTGTACCTCTTGTTCCTCTAGGACCTTGAGTACCCTGTGGTCCGGATGGTCCGCGTGTTCCTCTTGTTCCTTGTGAACCTCTTGGACCTACTGTACCTCTTGTTCCTTGTGAACCTCTAGGTCCAACTGTACCTTGTGGACCCTGTGTACCGCGTGGACCAATTGTACCTCTAGAACCTTGTTGACCCCTTGGGCCAGATGGACCTACTGTACCTCTTGTTCCTCTAGGACCTTGAGTACCCTGAGACCCTCTTGGTCCCGAAGTTCCGGCTAGTCCAGTAACACCCTGAGTACCTTGTATGCCTGTTGGTCCTTGTAAACCAGTTAGACCGATAGTACCACGTGGTCCAACTGTACCTTTTGGGCCAACTGAACCTCTAGAACCACGTGGTCCCTGAGAACCGCGATTACCTGTTAGACCCCTAGGTCCGATAGAACCTCTTGGTCCTATTGTTCCTTGAAGACCTTGAGAACCGACTGGTCCTTGAGTACCAACGGGACCTTGTGTACCTGTAGGTCCCTGAATTCCTTGAGTACCTTGAGGTCCTTGTGTACCACTTTGTCCGGTTACACCTTGAAAACCTGTAGGACCACGACTTCCATCTGGTCCCGTAATACCTTGGATACCGTGAGAACCACGTGGACCTTGTGTACCCGCTAAACCAGTAGGACCGGCAATGCCTTGTGTTCCTTGTGGACCCTGTGTTCCGACTGGTCCCTGTGTACCTGTAGGTCCCTGAATTCCTTGAGTACCTTGTGGACCCTGTGTACCACTTATTCCGGTTACACCTTGAATGCCAGTTGGACCGGCAATACCCTGTGTGCCTGGAGGACCTTGCGTACCGACTGGTCCCTGAGTTCCGGACGGGCCAGGAATACCTTGAGTACCTTGTGGACCCTGAGTACCAACCGGACCTTGTGTACCAGTAGGTCCAACAAGACCCTGAGTACCTTGAGGTCCTTGTGTACCTGTAGGTCCTTGAATACCAGTTGGTCCGTCAATACCTTGAGTACCTTGTGGACCCTGAGTACCAACCGGACCTTGTGTACCAGTAGGTCCAACAAGACCCTGCGTACCGACTGGTCCCTGAGTACCTGTTGGTCCTTGTAAACCAGTTGGTCCGTCAATACC